AGCTAAACATCTTGGAGTTACATTTCAACAAATACAAAAGTATGAAAAAGGAGTAAACAACATAAGTCTTAAAAAGTTTTATGATGTTTGTAAACTTTATAACATATCTGACAATATGATTGGAGATTTGCTTAGAGAGTTTGCAACAACACCTAACATAGAAGATATGGTTGCATCTCCTAAAATACTTCAAGTAATAGATGGAGGTAAACATGAATAATATAGACAAGGTTACAAAAGATTTTGTAACTGACTTTAAATATTTTCATGCAAAGAATCCTGAAGTGTATGATTTGTTTAAGCGATTTGCATTTGAGGCAATCAATAAAGGTCATGTAAGATTATCAAGTGAAATGATTATTAATCGAATTAGGTGGGAAACAAGTGTAGTTACTACCGATAAAGATTACAAAATCAATAATGATTACAAACCTTTTTATGCTAGATTGTTTATGGAAGAACATCCAACTTACAATAACTTCTTCAATACAAGAGGAAGTCATGCAGATAACTTAGATTGGAAAGAGTATGTTGTACAAACAGCTAATTACGCAACTTAAAAATAGAAGAATTAATTTGCGTGTATCATCACAGGAACTAGCTCAAAAGATAGGTGTAGCTGACTCTCTCGTAAATGCATGGGAGAGTACAGCTAAGATACCTAATGCATCTAACTTTATAAACTGGGCTAATGCTTTGGATTGTGAATTAGTATTACATCAATTCAAAACACCGCCTGATAATTGGAAAGCAAGTGATGACTTAATCAATTATTTAATTACAAACTTTGGAAGTGAGGTAGATATAAAATATGAAGAAGAACAATTCGTTGATTACTACAAAAGCAATGGAGTCCTTAAAGCAGACTGGGATGCTTGTTTTAGAAACTGGATCAGAAGATCAATCAAATTTAGTAACGATAGAGGACAAGCTAAAACATTCAACAGTCCATATGATTCCAAATCTATTCAAGAAAGACGCAAAAGAATCTTTGATGTTGCGAGTGTGGGAGATCAGACAAGCAATGCGAAGATCAGAAAAATTAGATCAGAATAATATTGATACTGAATCTATAAAAATAATACAAACAATGGCTAATAAACTTCAGCCATGTACAAGGAAAGATGTTGCGGTATGTATAGAAACTATTGCTAGTACCTTTACAATTAATATACCGAATGAATTGGGGCTGGAACAATACTTTAGAATACTTCTAAAGTACCCAGCTTCAATGCTTACAGAATGTACTGATGACATTATCAAGACATTCAAATATCCAAGATTGCCATTACCTAAAGAGTTTATTGATAGGCTTGACACCAACTTTGAGTACCACAAGGGCTGGTTGCAAAACTTAACAAAGACTTTTTATGATCTTGAAATATATAAACAAAATGGTAATATAAAGAGAACAAAGGAGGAGTAAACTATGAAAGATAGAACTAAGTCTATCGGAGGATCTGATGCCAATAGAATCATGCGAGGAGATTGGCATACACTTTGGTTAGAGAAAACTAAAAGACAAGAACCTGAAGATTTATCTTGGAACTTACCTGTTCAAATAGGATTAGCTACAGAAAATTTACACGCTAAATTTTTTGATAATCAAGCTGATAAGAAAACTATTTCAAATGCAGGAGAGTTAAAAGATAAGTTAGAGTTTATGACAGCATCTTATGATGGTGTTATAGTAGAAGAAGAAGTACCTGTAGAATATAAACATACCAATTCCAATAACACTTTAGATAATTGCATTAGTAATTATATGCCACAACTTCAACATTACTGTAAAGTAAGTGGAGCAAATTATATTTACTTATCTGTATTCTTTGGAAATCAAAGACATGAATGGTGTAAGATTGATGCTGACAAAGATTATCAAAAGAAGTTATATGATATAGAAAAATCTTTTTGGCAATATGTTAAAGAAGATAAAGAACCTGAAAAACTTGATACAAGTGAATTACCTAAACTTGCTGGTAAGATTAAGATCAATGATATGAGAACTATTGATTTTGATTCTGATCGCAATAATGAATTTCTATCCCATGCAAATAGATGGGAAGAAACTAAATCTGTTTCTGACGAACATAAACATCTCGGTACTATTCTAAAAGGATTTGTACCTGATGATTGTCGTAAGGCAACAGGTGGCAATGTTCTTATTACAAGAACAAAAGCTGGTTACTTAACCATTAAACAAAACCAAAGGAGGTAAATACAATGGCTAAACCACTAGACGAAAGAGTAAAAGAAATCCTAAAGAAACTTGACTTTGATCCTAAGCAATGCTTATGGGATTGTCATGGAACTTGGGTAATGTATCATAGATATATTGAGATTGCTGGTGCAAAGAACTCAATAGCATATGATCTAACCGAAATAGAAACCAATTCAAAAGATGGAATAGTTTGTATTAAATGTATTGCCAAAAGAAATGGAGATACAGTTATTACTTATGGAGAAGCTAGTCCAAAAAATACAAGGAATGCATATCCTTATGCTATGGCTGAGAAAAGAGCGGTAGATAGAGCAGTGTTAAAACTACTTGGATTGCATGGCTTTGTATATTCAGAAGATGAGATGGACCTAAGTCCAAGAGTCGTATCTCAAACTAATGATAGCAAGATTGGTTCTAGTGATGGAGATGTATTAGAGAAATTTCAGAAAGAAATAGAAACTTCTACTAATGCAAAAGTCCTAAAAGGTTATGGACAAATGTATAAAAAGGCTATGACAAAAGCAAAGAAAGATAGTCCAGCTATATATCAACACACTAAAACTCAATATGAAAATAAACTTCATGAGTTAAATGGGAAAGGAGAATAATGTATAACTCAATCACAATCGTAGGAAATCTTGGTCGTGATCCTGAAGTAAAAGAAACATCTAAGGGTGGTAAATATGCCATCCTTAGTGTTGCTACACACAGGAAAATGGCTAAAGAAAAGAAAACTGAATGGCATAAAGTAGTTGTTTGGGATGAAAAAATAACTGAGGTCTTAGAAAAATATACTAAGAGCGGAAGTAAAGTCTTATTGCAAGGGAGATTAACATATCGAACTTGGCAAAATGCGGATGGTAAAGATCAAAAGTCTGCTGAGATTCATTGCGATAGGTTTGAATCTAAAATGGAATTGATGGATTCCAAGAGCGAATCAAAATCATCTCAGAATGAGATGGATGATTTTGGTAGCGATAAGACATATGAAAATGAAACAACTGAGGATGTACCTTTCTAATGGAAAAAAATAACTCAGAACAAGAATTAATGGAGCGGTTAGATAAGTGTACCGCTCTATTAAAAGATTACAAACGAGATAATCTTATTCAAGCAAAAGAAATAGACAGGCTTAATGAATACATACAAGTATTAGAATTGGAACAAGGTAAAAAATGACAAGACGACAATTAGAAGTTTATAGGTTTATCAAGAAGTATATCTTAGATAACAATATCTCTCCCTCTTATGATGAGATATTACAAGGGTGTGGGATGAAGAGTAAATCTCATGCCTTTGTAATCATAAACTCTTTAGAAAAAAAAGAGTACATCAAAAAGATAGGGAAGTTTGGAGATGCTAGAAGAATTATAATCAATAGAGATTATGAGAAAGGAGGTAGAAAAATTGTCAAGTGAAAACATAAGAGGCGAAGCGTTTATGATGGCTGACAAAATTGCAAAAGAAAATCCATATGCAATTAGAGATCAGTTAGCTTTCTATATACAAAAGTCTTGGGATGCTTATCCAATTCTTAGGTTACAAAATATCCAAGAGATATTAAAGAACCCTGAAGAAATGGAAAATCCTTGTGAGTAGAAAGAGTAAACAAAAAGGTTACAGAACCGAATATAATTTAGTTAAAAGATTTCAATCAAATGGTCTTGATGCTAAGAGGCAAGTGCTGTCTGGTGCTTTGCCTGAACATCCCCATGATATTAAAATAAAAAATCCTGACTTAATAGTAGAAGTTAAAGCAAGAAAAAATGGTGCAGGATTTAAAACATTAAAGAGATGGATGGGTAGTGCTGATGCTTTAATCATGCATGAAGATCATGAAGAGTCATTAGTTGCGATCTCATTACCTTACTTTATTGATTTGCTATTGAATCATTCTCAATATAAAAAACCTTATGAACAAATCATAAAGGATAAGAAAAAAGAATATGACGAAAGCAAGAGGGCTTGGGCTTCTAGTAAGAGAAAAGAAATTTATCAGAAGAAAAGGGAGGCATTCAAAAAGTCCAAACAAAAAATACAGCAGGAAAAAAAATAGAGGGCAAGGTCGCTAAATAGAATTAACTTCTTTACATTCAAACTTAATTACAATTTTATTTTTATTAATATGGTCTAAGCTATAATCTTCTATAGCAGGTAGATTCCTAAATGTTTGTTGTGCAACAGCATAACCTGCATCTATACAAGAATAATAATTATCAAACTGATAACCTGATATTGAACTTGATGGGCATTGACCTGTAATCATGCTACACATATACAGAATCAATACAAACTTCATAGGAACAAACCAAGAATTAGTGCTAGAACGATCAAAGAAAGCCATATAGAGGGCTTTAGGTTTTTCCAGCACATCATACACTTTATGGTATGATTATGCATCCACGCCCCTTTAAATGCGTTCTTGATATGTCTTTTTAACTCATCTATCATTTACTTCCCTTTCTAAAATTAGTAGCTACTTTTTCTGCTGATCTTCCTACAGTATAACCACCTATACCTACAAGTATTATATTAAGTAAAGAGTTTTGTACAGACTCAGGTATATTGGGAGCTGTGAATCCAAACCAGTGTGCTACCATTAATCCTGCAAATGTAAGCATCATTATAGGTCGCCAGTTTCTTTGTAAAAATCCACCTTTAGCTTCGGTTTCAATTATTTTTGCCGCACCCTCTAACTCTTTAAGTTCTCCTGCTAAAAGTTTCTCTTGTATCTTAGCTTTAATTTTATCGCCCTCAGCTTTATTATCTATAACTTTATCTACAGTTTTAAATAAACTACCTACTATTGGACTAATCATATTTAACATATTACTTCCTATTCTATATCGTTATAAAATAAATGATCTCCTATCTCAGCACAAGGAGTTTTTCCCTCAGCCCAGTTGGGAGATATTGTTTTTGTATGGTAGTGAGTAGCACCATTAGTATTGTCATCCATTTTATTTTTAGTAAAATAATATGACAGCGTTACAGCTTTGCAGAAAGCATTGTCTGACCAATCAAGTGCTAAAATTTTTTCTCTATTAGGATCATTTTCATTCCAACAGCTAAACTGCCATGCTTTTAGGCAAACCCCTTTAATATGATCTCCATACCAAGATTTCGCTTTAACCCTATTCATGATAACATTGCCTACTGCAATCATACCCTCATCCCCTTGATTTCGTGCTTCTCCCCATAATGTTCCTGCCATTACCGAGATGTCGTCAAATGTTTCCATATCCATTGTTACTCCTTTATTAGTTTGTTTATATGTAACTTACCTGTAGAATCTATTTCTATTTCAGCTTTAACTTGCTTACATATCCATTTAATTCTATCAGGATTAGTATTTCTTTCAGCTTCTCTCTTCAATTTCAAGCATTTTGATAGCCCATCAGTTATCATAAATTCCATAGGGTTCTCTAAATCTGCTGGTGTAAACATTAATAATGCAAATACTACTGCTATTTTCATTAATGACCTCCATTTGATCTTATTTTATCTTTCATTTCTTCTATCACAACTTGCATCTTTTCGATATCTTTCATTGCTCTATTTAAGTTTACTGTATCATGTCTTGATTCTTGTAGTTCATTTTGGATAATTTCTACCTGTCCAGCTAAGTGTTCTAATAACATATATTGTTCTTGATCTGTAGGTAATTGAGTAGATTTTTTTAATAGATCAGATTCAAATAACTCTCTTGAAGTTTCGAGAGATGTAAGTCGCCCAGTAATCTCGCTGTACATAAAAACAACACTAGCTACTATCATTATCAAACCAATTAAATTAGCAATCGGCATACTTAATTTAGTTTTATCTGATAGCTGTACCTGATCTTTCATTAATGTATTGTTGGGTTATCTACTTTTACTTCATACTGAGTTATATCTTTCATAAATTCTTCTGCATGAGTAGGAGTTTTAAAACCTATAGCACATATAGTTATTTGATATGTACCATCTTCTTGTTCTTTTATTTCAAATGAATAAGGTATTGTATAATCTATCATTTAATACCTATCCATAACTTCATTAATGTAAAAGCCGCACCAAGAATAGCACCTAACCAAAATACTACTTTAATACCACCTCTACCCATTGCTACTTGTTCTTTAAGTTTAGATATATCTTTAGTATTTTGATCTATATCTTTGTGAATGTGATCTAATTTTTCATTAATATGTTTTAGAGTTATGCTGTGAACAGTTGCTTTTTTTGTAACTCTAGCCATATCATAATATTAGTATTGTAAACTAACTCCTCTAATTCTAGCTTCTTTTGAACCACTTGCTTGATTAGCAAAAGAT